AGTATCAAATAGAAGAAGGAGAGGAGGATTTAGCAGATGAAAGTTAGATACAATAGATTCTACTATAAACCTTTACCTGAAGAAGTATACATACACGAAAGCGATATAGAAGGGCATGGCATATTTGCATCACAAGATTTAGATGCAGAGGTAGATTTAGGAAGTACACACATTAAAGTGCCTATGATACAAGATTATATTAGAACACCACTAGGAGGATTTTTAAATCATGGAGATGACCCTAACTGTTATTTAGAAGTGACACAAGAGTGGGATAATTATGTAGTTCACAATGTGTTTACTTCTAGGAAGATAAAAAAAGATGAAGAATTAATATTAAACTATGAGGTATAAATATGATTAAATATATTATATACACACAAAAGAACTGCACCTATTGTGCAGAGGCTAAGTCTATCTTTGATGAAGCCGGAGAAATATACGAAGAAAGAGAACTAGATACTGCAGAGAAAGTTAGGAGATTTAAAAATGCCGGACATACTACTGTACCACAAATCTTTCTACACATAGGAGGATTCCATGAACTAGAAGAGTTTTTCTTTGGAGATGATGTATCGTTTAAACCGGATATAAAGCTCGTGGAGGACACTAAACCACCAAAGATAGGTTCATTATCCGGAGAGAAGAAAGTGATATCCTTTGCAGAGAAAAGAGCTTTAGTAAAAGGTAGAAAATTATTAGAGGATAAAGATGAGTAAAAAAATTAAATGTCAAAGAAAAGGTTGCTCTAATGAAGCATACCCAGAAGATATGGAGAATGGTGCATCTAATCTTTTATTATGTGATGATTGCTATACAGAAATAAGATATTTACTTGCAGATTATTTAGATATACATATACAAGAGATTAAGATATGAGTAAATTAAATTATAAAGAAATAAAGCAACGGATAGATGCTATTGAAGATAGGTATTATAAAGGTTGGAAACAATCTGAAGAATGGTGGAGAGTTACTGGAGAGGTACACCCAACAGATAGAAGATTATGGACTTACTATCATAACTTATTGAACAGTTGCATATAATCATTTTATATGATATAATAAACGTAGACACCCTCATGAAAAAAATAAATCCGATAGTCAAGATACATAATCTTGTGGCAAAAAATTTACTTGACACAAGATATAGGCAGAGGATTGTTAAAAATAAAAAGAAATATAATAGAAGGAGAAATAAAAATGTTTATAATAACACATCATAGATTTGATTTTGCTAGGTGGAATAAAAAATGTAAATGGACAGAATCATTTCCCATTGACCAGTTGGTTGATGATAAAAGTAAAATACTAAAATTTAAAACAGAAGAAGAGGCACTAGAAGAATTAGTAGAGTGGGGAGTTGACATAAACTTTGCTATGAGTAATGGTGTTACCATAGAAAGATTACACTGATGCAAGAAATATTTATGTTGTATTATTTCTTAGGAGGCATAGTGTTAGGAATGTTTATAATTTTATTAGCATATATATTAACTAGAAAATAGGAGATTAAAATGTATGACCCAGTAGTGATATCATTATTAGAAAAAAATGTAAGAGATTTACAAGAACAATTACGTAATGCTTATGTTAAAATAAAACAATTAAATGATGAGAATTACAAGTTACGTAGAGCATTAGGAGTAAAAAAAGATAATGGAAAAAGCCTTACCAATAGCTCTGATGGTGTTTGGTTAGGAGATGCAGAAATGCCAGATGCAGAACACTTAAAAGATGAGTAACGCAAGAGAGAGAAGATTAAGAGCCACCGGTAAATGGTTTCAGAAAACTACGAAACCTAAATATCTGTGGAGTAATCATATATTTCCTGTTGTATTATTGTTAAGTTTATTTTTTTTAATTTATAATAGTTAGGAGTTTAAGATGAGTAATCTTTGGGATAAAGATGCAAAAAGATTGTATCGTAAATTATTTAAAGAGTACAAAAGAGAAGGTTGCTCTAATGAAGAAGCAAGAAGATATGCTGAGAATGATTGTAAAAACAGCATAGATTTAGATATTTTTTCAGCAGAGAAGGTGTATAAAAAAACATTAAAAGATTTTGATTGACATGAATCATTTATTATGTATAATATATAAATATTATAATATAATAATTAATATAATAATTAATATATTTATTTTATTATTATCTTTATGGATATTATATATATTTATTATGATGTTTTATTATACTTTTAAATAAAAATAAGAAAGGAATATAAATTAATGGAATTTTTATTATGGTATACAGTTATATATACTTTCATAGGTTTAAGTAATGCAGTAGGTATGATGTGATGCAAACTAAGTGGATAAGCAGAGGGAAATGCCCTTGTGGAGAATCAAGTAATGGTTATAACATTCATGCTGATGGACATGCCTTCTGCTTTTCTTGTAACAAAAGATTTAATAACGTAGGAGAGGCAAAGATGGAAAGCAAAGTAGTAGAAATAACAAACAAAGTTTCTAGTACTGGTGATTATGGAAGTATAACTGATAGGAGAATATCAGAGGCTACTGCCAGGAAGTATAGAACTAAAATAAAAACAAATGGTTCTATGATTTCACATCACTATTACGAATATTTTAATACAGAAGGTAGCCATGTTGCTACAAAGATTCGCCAAGTAGAAGGTAAAAGAATATGGTCTCAGGGAGATATGGGAGATGCCTTACTCTTTGGTCAGAATTTATTTAAGTCTGGTGGTAAGTATATTACTATCACTGAAGGAGAAGTAGATGCAATGTCTGCCTACGAAATGTTAGGTAGTAAGTGGGCAGTAGTATCAATCAAGAATGGAGTTCAAAGTGCGGTACAGAATTGTAAACAACACTTAGAATATCTAAATAGTTTTGATAATGTTGTCGTTTGTTTTGATAACGATAAACCTGGAATTGAAGCCTCACAAAAGGTTGCTCAATTATTTGAACCTAACAAGTGTAAGATTGTAAGACTAGATTACAAAGATGCAAATGAATATCAGAAGATAGGAAAGTCAAAAGACTTTGTGCAAGATTGGTGGAGTGCAGAGGCATACACACCGGCAGGCATAATGAACCTAGCCAAGTTAGGAGATTCACTATACGAAGAAGATTATTGTGAAACTATACCTTATCCTTGGAGTGCCATGAATGAAAAAACATATGGCATGAGAACAGGAGAGTTAGTTACATTTACTTCTGGTGCTGGTATGGGTAAGTCTTCAATCATGCGTGAGTTGATGCATCATATTCTTAAAAACTCTAATGACAATATAGGAATACTAGCATTGGAAGAGAGTACAAAGAATACTGCCTTCAACATTATGTCAGTAGAGGCTAATGAAAGATTATACATAAAAGAAATACGTAATCAATTCTCAAGAGAACAATTAAATCAATGGCAGAAAGATACGATTGGTTCTGGTAGGTTCTTTGCCTTTGACCATTTTGGTTCAATAGGTAATGATGAGATACTATCCAGGGTTCGATATATGGCAAAGTCTTTAGATTGTAAATGGATATTCTTAGACCATTTATCTATCCTAGTTAGTGGACAAGATGAGGGAGATGAGAGAAAATCTATTGATGTACTAATGACTAAACTACGTTCACTGGTAGAAGAAACTGGAGTTGGTTTATTATTAGTATCGCATCTTAGGAGACCATCAGGAGACTTAGGACACGAGAACGGAAAGGAAGTTACTCTATCACATTTAAGAGGGAGTGCAAGTATTGCTCACCTATCCGATAGTGTTATTGCTTTAGAAAGAAATCAACAAGCAGATGATGATGTTATTGCTTGTACTACAACGATTCGTATTCTTAAAAATAGATATACTGGAGAGACTGGTGTATGTTCTTACTTGCATTATGATAAAAAGTCTGGTAGAATGTCACAAATAGACAATCCTTTTGAGGATGAATTTAATGAAGCACAAGGAGTAATATAAATGTTATTTAAATTAATATACAAAGACAAAAGTCCTGAAGTAAAACGAACAGTAGAATTAGAGGGCACATACACACTGGAAGAGGCACGAGAGAAACGTGCTTGGCTAAAAGAAACTTATAATTGGTATAGTCCAAATGTAAGAGTTCTTATAGAGAGGATAGAGTAAAATGAATTGTTGGCACTGCGGAACAGAATTAATTTGGGGAGGAGACCACGACTGTGAAGAGGATGAGGAGCATGATATTGTAACTAATCTAAGTTGCCCTAATTGTCATACATTTGTGTATGTATATCATAAGTTTGAATTACCTACTATGGAAAAACAAAGAGAGTTATTTAGTGAACCTGAAATGTGGAGTCATTATTGTCCAGAAGAAAAATCGGAAATGGAAATAGGTAAAGGAGAAGATTGCAGTTGGTGTGGAGCAAATGAAAGTAGTTCTTGATATTGAAACAGATGGTTTTAATCCTTCTAAGATACACTGCATAGTAGCAAAAGATATAGATACAAATATTGTATATGTATGGGACTCATCTAATATGTATGGTTTTAAAAGTTGGGCTAAAGATGTAGATAAATTTATTATGCACAATGGTTTATCTTTTGATGCACCGGTTTTAAATAAATTATTAGATGCAGATATACTTCCAGGTAATATTGTAGATACATTAATATTATCTCAGTTATTTAATCCTATCAGAGAAAAAGGTCATAGCCTAAAAGCATGGGGTGAAAAATTAAACATTCTTAAAGGTGGTAAAGATGTAAACTTTTCTAAATATAATCAAGCTATGTTAGACTATTGTAAACAAGACGTAGAGATTACACATGCTGTTTACAAAGAGTTGTTAAAAGAAAGCAAAGGGTTTACAAAAGAGTCTATTGATTTAGAACATGATATAAGATTAATATTAGACCAACAAGAGAAGAATGGTTTTGCTTTTAATATAAGAAAAGCACAAGAGTTATTAGCAAAATTAAAAGATGATATCTATGATTTAGAGCAGTGGTCTTTGGAAGAGTTTGAACCTACTATTGTGGAGATGAAGACGAAGACAAAAGAGATACCTTTTAATATAGGTTCTCGTCAGCAGATAGCAGATAGATTAATGAAGAGAGGTTGGAAACCAAAACAGTTTACTGATAAAGATAATATTATAATAAATGAAGCTGTTTTAAAAACAATCAAAGAGCCGGAGTTGAAACTAACTGCAGAAAGATTTGCAAAGTATTTCTTACTGCAGAAGAGGGCAGTAATGGTAGAGTCTTGGATTGAAGCATGTGATAAAAGTAATAGAGTACATGGTAAAGTTATGACATTACGAACTGTTACTGGTCGCATGGCACATAACTCACCTAACATGGCACAAGTTCCGGCTACATACTCACCATACGGAAAAGAATGTAGAGGTCTTTGGACTATATCAGATGCTATGAATTATAAATTAGTAGGCACTGATGCTAGTGGTTTAGAGTTACGTTGTCTTGCACATTATCTTAATGATACAAGTTATACTGATGAGATATTAAATGGAGATATACATACAAAGAATATGGAGTTAGCTGGTATTAAAAACAGAGACCAAGCTAAAACATTTATCTATGCCTTTCTCTATGGTGCTGGTGCAGAAAAGATAGGTAAGATTATAGGAGCTGGAAAAGAACAAGGTAATGTTTTAATTAATAGGTTCTTATCTAACTTACCTTCATTAAAAAGATTACGCAGTCAAGTAGAGAATGCCGGATATAGAGGAAAGATAAAAGCTATTGATGGTCGATACTTAAAAGTTAGGAGTGCACATTCAGCACTAAACACTTTATTACAGGGAGCTGGTGCTATTATTTGTAAACATTGGTTACTAAGAATTACACATAGAGTTTATAATAAAAAACTAGATGTAAAACTTGTTGCTTCTGTTCATGACGAATATCAGTTTGAAGTTCATAATAAAGATATATCAGAGTTTTGTAGTATTACAAAGATAGCTATGAAAGAAACGGAGAACTTATTAAAATTAAGATGTCCTTTAGATAATGATTACAAGGTAGGTACAACATGGGCAGAAACTCATTAGAGCCAAAGACAAAAGATAGAAAGAAGTTTGACCTGGATTTACAATATGGTCAAGTAAGAGAAAAGATTGTAGCAGATATGTTACAAGATAAAAAGATAGAAGTAAAATCTGAAAGAGGTATGTGGTTAAAGACAGGTAACATAGCAATAGAATATGAGTGTTATGGAAAACCTAGTGGTATCAATGCAACTAAATCAGATTATTGGTTTCATAATTTATGTGTAGGAGATGAAGTGTTTGCTACATTAGTATTTGAAACAAAGATGTTAAAGAAGATTATTAATACTTCTATTAATGCTAACCAAGTTAGGAGTGTATCCGGTGGAGACCATAATGCATCTCGAATGTATCTAATGAATATACAAAATCTTTTTTCTCAAAACATAATTAAAAAAAGTGTTGACACTAAATAATAAAACGTGCTATAATATAACTTTATTAACTAAAAAGGAGAATACACCAATGAGTGTAATAAGTGGAACTGCTTATTGGGCGAGCATACAAAGCCCTAACACGAAGTTTGAACCAACATGGCAAATAGATGTAGGTAATCTAGATGCTGATAAC